CCCAAGGGGCTGACCGCCGACGCCCGCAAAGTGTGGAAGCGCTTGTCGGCCGAGCTGCTCCGCTACAACCTGATGAGCGTCGTCTACAGCGATGCGTTCGAAGACCTCTGCGAGACCGTGGCCACCGTCAAGCTGCTGCGCCACTCGCTGCAGGGCCGCATGGCGCTGCTGCGCGCCGACAAGCGCGACCCGGCCGAGGCCTACGAGGTGAAGACGCCCAACGGCATGCCCGTGCAGCACCCGATCTATCAGACCCTGAAGGGCGAACGCAACCACATGCACGCCTGCCTGGACCGCTTCGGCCTGAACCCTGCGCAGCAGGCCAAGGTGACGACGGCCATCCGCGCGCAGCTGCAGCTCTTCGAAACCCCATCGCCTGGCGGCGGGGGCAACCAGGCCGAGCCCCGCGGGTTCGCCGACTTCAACTGATGGCCACCTCCTACTTCGACCGCGCGGTGGACTACGCGCGGCGCGTGAGCGTGGGCGACGAAGTCGCGGGCCGCTACGAGCGCGCCGCGTGCCAGCGCCTGCTGCGCGACCTCGAGCGCGAGGGCGACAGCGACTTCCCCTACGTGCTGGACCGCGCCGCCGGCTCGCGCGCCTGCCAGTTCATGGAGCTGCTGCCGCACATCAAGGGCGAGTGGGCCAAGCCGGTCTACGCCGACGGCAAGCTCTTCTACAACAAGATCAAGCTGGAAGACTGGCAGGTCTTCATCGAGCTGCAGCTCTTCGGCTGGAAGCACGTGGTCACCGGCCTGCGGCGCTTCCGCCGCAGCTACGAAGAGATCGCGCGCAAGAACGCCAAGAGCACCCGCGCCGCGGCGCGGTTGCTGTACCTGCTGGCGGCCGATGGCGAGCCCGGCGCGCACTGCTACAGCGCCGCCACCACCGGCGACCAGGCGCGCGAGGTCTTCGACGTTGCCCGCAACATGGCCCTGCGCGAGCCCGAGTTCCTGGCCCGCTTCGGCGTCGAGTGCGGCAAGCACGACATCACCATCTCGCAGGCCGCCAGCAGTTTCAAGCCGCTGAACGCCGAAGGCAGCACGCTGGACGGCCTGAACATCCACGCCTGCGTGGTGGACGAGGTGCACGCCCACAAGACCCGCGCCGTGTGGGACGTGCTGGACAGCGCCACCGGCGCCCGCGCCCAGCCGCTGATCAGCGCCATCACCACCGCCGGCAGCGACCGCTCGGGCATCTGCTACGAGCTGCGCGACTACACCACCAAGGTGCTGGACGGCACCGTGGTCGACGACACCTGGTTCGGCGCGCTGTTCACCATCGACGATACAGACGTCTGGCACGACCCCAAGGTCTGGCGCAAGGCCAACCCCAACCTGGGCATCAGCGTCAAGCTCGACGACATGGAAGCCGCCTGCCGCAAGGCCCTGGCGCAGCCCAGCGCGGTCAACAACTTCCTGACCAAGCGGCTGAACGTCTGGGTCAGCAGCGACAGCGCCTGGATGGACATGGCCAGCTGGGAACGCTGCGGCCACCCCGGCCTGCAGCTGGCCGACTTTGCCGGCCAGCCCTGCTGGATCGGCATGGACCTGGCCGAAAAGCGCGACTTCGCTGCGCTGGTGCTGGTGTTCAAGCAGGGCGACGAGTGGGTCTTCTTTCCGCGCCTGTACCTCAACGAATCGGCCATCGAGCAAAGCGGCAACGCCCACCTGCAGGGCTGGGCCCGCGCCGGGCACGTCGTCGTCACCGACGGCAACGTCACCGACTTCGAAGTCATCGCCGACGACCTGCGCCGCTACTGCACCGAGTTTGACGTCAAAGAGATCCCCTTCGACCCCGCGCTCAGCCGCTACTTCGCCAGCAAGCTGGTCGAAGAAGGCCTGCCCCTGGTGGAGATCCGCCAGGCGCCCATGTTCTTCACCCAGCCGCTGATCCTGGTGGAGAACCTGGTGCTGGAGAAGAAGCTGCGCTTCGACGGCAACCCGGTCTTCACCTGGATGATCAGCAACGTCCAGGTCAGCGTCTCCAAGTTCAGCGGGTTGAAGCACCCCACCAAGAGCCGCGAGGAAAACAAGATCGACGGCCCGGTGGCCCTGCTCATGGCCTTGGGCCGCGCGATGCAGACGCCTGTGGCCGAGCCCGTGCCCGAAATCATCGTCTTTGACCTCAGCCAGGCGGCACCATGACAGCTGGCGTGATGAACCTGCAGGCCAAGACCCACCAGTCGGCCACGCTGATGCGCTGGCTGGCGGCCACGCCCGGCGCCACGGCCCGTGCCGGCCTGGCGGAAACAGCCGCCCCGCAGGCCGCCGGCGAAAACGCCGTCACCAGCGGCTACACCGCCGAGCAGCTGATGCAGGTGCTCAACCTCAGCTCCGGCACGGCCAGCGGCATGCCGGTCACGGCCGACACCGCCATGCGCGTGTCCACGGTGTACGCCTGCGTCTCGCTGCTGGCCGGCACCATCGCATCGCTGCCGCTGTCCATCTTCGAACGCAAGCCCGACGGCAGCCGCGACAAGGCCACGCACGACTACTGGTGGCTGTTCAACGAGCAGGCCAATGAGGACATGTCCGCCTTCGTGGCCTGGCAGTACGTCATCAGCAGCAAGCTCTTCTACGGCGACGGTCTGGCGCAACTGCTGCACGCCAGCCCGTACAGCAACCGCATCATCGGCTGGAAGCCGCTGCACCCCTTGCGCGTGCAGCCCTTCGTCAGCACCGACGAAGGCCGCCTGTACTACCGCGTGCAACCCGCCCGCGGTGAACACTACGTGCTGGATCCGGCCGACGTGGTCCACATCCCCAGCTTGGGGTTCGACGGGCTCACGAGCCCAAGCCCCATCACCTACGCCGCGCGCGAAGCCGTGGGCACCGCCCTGGCGGCCGAGAACTACACCGCCAAGTTCTTCAATGGCGGCGCCAGCTTCGACTACGCGCTGAAGACTGCCGCCTCGATGAGCGGCCCGCAGAAGAAGGACCTGTACGAGTCCCTCATGATGCGCAGCCAGATGGGCGGCCCGCGCGCGCCGCTGATCCTGACCGGCGGCCTGGAGCCGGCCAAGCTGAGCGTGGACCCGAAGGACGCCGAGATCCTGGCCACCCGCCTGTTCGGCGTGGAAGAGATCTGCCGCATCTTCGGCGTGCCGCCGTACCTGGTGGGCCACCAGCAAAAAGACGCCAGCCGCGGTACCGGCCTGGAAGAGCAGGGCGCCAGCTTCGTGCGCTACACGCTGCAGCAGCTGCTGACGCCCATTGCGCAAGAGCTGAACCGCAAGCTGTGGCCCACGCGCTCGCGCTACTTCGTCGAGCACACCACCGCCGCGCTGGAGCGCGGCAACCTGAAGAACCGCTTCGAGGCCTACCGCATCGCGTTGGGCCGCGCCGGCGAACAGCCGTTCATGGACAGCGACGAAATCCGCCGTCTGGAGAACATGCCGCCGCACGACGGCCTGCACCGCAACGAGGGAGCCGCCCATGAGCCGCCGCCTGATTCAACTGCTGGCTGACAACCGCCGCCCCTTTGTGCCCATGCAGGCGCACATCCGCGCCGGCGAGAAAGAGGCCACGGTCTACCTGTACGACGCCATCGTGGGCGATCGCGCCACCGCCGAATGGTGGGGCGGCATCTGCCCGCAAGACTTCGTGCCCGCACTGGCCGCGCTGGACGTGGGCACCATCCACCTGCGCATCAACAGCCCGGGCGGTGACGTGTTCGCGGCCCAGGCCATCAGCCAGGCGCTGCGCGAACACCCGGCCACCATCGTGGCGCACATCGATGGCGTGGCCGCCAGCGCCGCCACCGAAGTGGCCTGCGCCTGCGATCGCCGCGTCATGGCCCCGGGCGCCATGTACATGATCCACCAGGCCTGGACCTTTGCCTTCGGCAACGCCGACGACCTGGAGGCCACGGTGGGCCTGCTGCGCAAGGTGGACGGCACGCTGGTCGACACCTACGTGGCCCGCACCGGCGCCGAGCGCCAGCAGATCGTCGACTGGATGGCCGCCGAAACCTGGTTCACCGCGGCCGAGGCCGTCGAGGCCGGCTTCGTGGAAGCCCTGGCCGACACCAAGGCCGCCGACACCAACGCCCAGGCCACCGGTGCGTGGAACCTGCGCGCCTACGCCCACGCACCCGAGGCACTGCAGACGCCTGCACACCCGCCGCAGATCCCCGGCTACGCCAGCGCCGACCACCGCCAACGCATCCAGCAGCGCCTGCGCGTCGCGCGCGTGCTGCAACCCGTCGAGTAGCGCGCCGCGCACCCGAAGCCAGCCCACCTCGGTGGGCTTTTTTCATCCTTGAAAGGAAACACCCCATGAGCAAACTCGCTCAACTGCGCGAGCGCCGCGATGTCAAGGCCCAAGAGGCCCACGCGCTCAATGCCAAGTACCCCGCCGACCAGCGCATGCCGCAGGACGACGCCGGCAAGCTGGACGCCCTGCTGGCTGAAGTCGACGCCATCGACGACGACATCAAGCGCGAAGCCCGCGTGGCCCGCCTGGCCGCCGAGCAGACGGACAACCTGCTGAACCGCGTGCGCGACGAGTCCACCCGCGACCCCAGCAAGCACAGCGAACAGGCCAAGGCCCTGCGCGCCTACATGAGCGGCGGCATCAGCGCCCTGAGCGATTCGCAACGCGCCGAACTGGCCGCCCGCCAGACCCCGGACATCCGCGCCGCGATGAGCACCACCACCACCACGGAAGGCGGCTACACCGTCGCCACCGAATACCAGCGCGGCCTGGAAGAGGCCATGAAGGCCTACGGCGGCATGCTGGAGGTGAGCTCCATCATCCAGACGGCCAGCGGCGCCACCATGAACTTCCCCACCGCCGATGCCACGGCGGAAGTGGGCGAAATCGTGGGCCAGAACGGCGGCGCGACGCTGGGTGAAACCGCCTTCGGCAACACCGCGCTGGACGTCTACAAGTACAGCTCCAAGAAGATCGCGCTGCCGTGGGAACTGGTGCAGGACACCTTCCTGGACATCGAGCTGTACATCCAGGGCATCCTGGCCGTGCGCCTGGGCCGCATCACCAACACCCACTTCACCACCGGCAGCGGCACCGGCCAGCCGCGCGGTGTGGTCACCGGCTCGGCCGTGGGCAAGACCGGCGCCACCACGCAGACGCTGACGGTGACCTACGACGACCTGGTGGACCTGGAGCACAGCATCAACCGCGCCTACCGCGCCAGCCCGGGCTTCGGCTTCATGATGGCCGACAGCTCGCTGAAGGTGGTGCGCAAGATCAAGGACACCCAGGGCCGCCCGATCTTCGTGCCGGGCTACGAGCAGGGCAACCCGGGCGGCGCACCCGACCGCCTGCTGGGCCGCCCCATCACCATCAACGACGACGTGCCCGCCATGGCCGCCAACGCCAAGAGCATCTTGTGCGGCGACTTCCGCAAGTACGTGGTGCGCCGCGTGATGGACCTGACGATGTTCCGCATGACCGACAGCGCCTTCACGCTCAACGGCCAGGTGGGCTTCGTGGCCTTCCAGCGCATCGGCGGCAACCTGATCGACGCCGGCGGCGCGGTCAAGCACTACGCCAACAGCGCCACCTGATCCACCGCGATCGCACCGCACCCGCCGGCCAGCCGCACCCGCCGCTGGCCGGCCTTGCATCGCCACCCCACACTAAGGAGCCGTCATGGCCAAGTTGAACCTCGCCCGCGTGCTGGCCGACGTGCCCTCACACGGCCTGAAGGCCGGCAACCTGCTGGAAGCCACCCCCGAACTGATCACCGCGCTGGCCAAGGCCGGCGAGGTGGACCCCCACAAAGACGCCGTGGCCTACGCCAAGGAAACCGGCGCCCCGCTGGTGCGCAGCAGCATTGAAGTGGCCCAGGCCGAACGTGCCGCCGCCGCTGACGCGCTGCGCATCCGCGTGGCCGAGCTCGAGGACCTGATGGCCAAGGCCACCGACGAGCCCACCAAGAACGCCCTGGCCGCCGAGCTGCTGGCCCAGCGCGCCGCGCTGGACGCGCTGGCGGCCTGACCGCGCAGCCAACGCAACGCACCTAGCGGAGCAACTTCCACATGGCCGTCTCAGCCTTCAACAAGTTCTACTGCTTCACCGCCGACAAGCACGCGGCCAAGCACAACTTCATCAGCGGCGTGCCGCATGTGCTGAAGCTGCTGCTGACCAACGTGGCGCCGGTGGCCAGCAACGCCGTCAAGGCCGACCTGACCGAGATCGCGGCTGGCGGCGGCTACACCCCGGGTGGCAACACCTGCGCCATCATCAGCGCGGCCCAGACGGCAGGCAGCTTCAAGCTGGTGGTGGCCTCGCCGGCGCAGTGGGTTGGCAGCGGCGCCGGCATGGCGCCGTTTCGCTATGCGGCTTTGCACAACGCCACCACCGATGCGCTGATTGGCTGGTGGGACTACGGCGCCAGCTTGGCCCTGGCTGCCGGCCAGACGTTCGACGCCACCATGTCCGGCACCACCGGCATTCTGGTCGAGGTCTGATCTCATGCCGCGGCGTCTGCGCATCGGGTTCAACGCGGCGGTGGGCTACCAGCTCACCTGTCTGCCGGGGACGTTTACGTCTGGCGGGCAAACCGTGGATCTGGTGTACAGCGGCAGCGCCAGCGGCTCGCTGACGCTCAACGCTCCGGCATTCGGAGTGGTTGGCGTGGTCGCTTCTGGTGGCCAGGTGGTCAACACAGGCGGTGTGCCGCAGAGCTGGACGCTTTCTGACAGCCTGGCCGCGACCATCACGCCATCCAGCGGGACGACGGCGGCGGGAGGAACTTCCACCTTTACCGTTACGCCCGGGATCGCTGGCTCGCACTCGATCGCGCTGACCAATACTAGCGGCGGCTCGGTGATTGGAAGCCCCGACACGATGACGGTTTCGGCGGCTGCCGTACCACCAGGTCTAGCGCTTGACGCCCGCGACGCGCAGCTCTACCTCTTCCAAGCCACGCCGGCCAGCAGTCTGCCCAGTCGTTTGACGGCAAACCCGCTGCACAACCTGGCCTATGACGTGTGGGGCCCCACAAACAAGTGGGTGGACATGCATACCCAGTGGCTGTGGACCCATCTAGGCGGCGACTGGATCGACGCCACGCTGACCCCGCAAGGGTCAACAGCATGGGGCACGGTTGATTCTCCCCTTGGCACGCCTGGAACGGTTTACGACCGCACTATCAGCATCACCGCAGCACTGCAAAACGTGCAGGTCAATGAGCGGTGGTGCGCTTTCAACATTGTCGGCGGCGCCTCGTACCGAGCCATTGCAAGCCACAAGTACACGCCAGACACCAGCAAGCGGCCGCGCATCGAGGTCACGTACACCGACACCACCACCGCCACACTGGCCTGCTGGGTGTGCGCCACCACATCGGGCGCATCCGCATCGCCTGCCACCACGGCAGAGGTCATGCCTGTCCCGCTGTCAGGCAGCACTGACCGCCTGCACATGGAATTCGCGCGGCCCACCAAGCCGGTGGCATCGGCCACGCTGCATTTCAGCACCACCACCAGCAACTTCGGCGGCACGGTGCCCATCAGCGTGCGCGGCATCCTGACGCCGCCCACGCGCAGCGCCGTCACCTCGGGCGGCCTGGCGTCAACGGCCGGGGGCCTGCTGGATGCCGACTTGCCGGGGCATGCCAGCGTTGTGTTCTGTCAGAGGATCATGGACGGCACGCCGCAGACCGACTTTGTGGCGCCCATCAACATCAGTTACACAGACAGCGACTTCAGCCCTGAGCTGTTTGGCGGCGCGGTGGACACCGGGAAGATGCCATACATCTACCCCGGCAAGTGGATCAACGGCAACGACTTCACGCCCACGCCGCCGACCGATCAGTTCAACTTGACGAAGGTTGAAAGCAGCTACACGGGCGAAGGTTTCGAGCCGCTGGCCCCTGGCATGGGTGCCTTGCGCACGCACGTTGACGCCATTGCGGTGGTCGATGGCGACATGGTTGGCAACGGTGGCATCGGCATTTGCAATGCCCGCATGCCGCTGCCCATTGACCGCATCGGCCTGCAAGACCGCATCTTCATCCGCTGGTACGAGCGCACGCACCTGGTGCCCATCTACAGCCCGATGGCCCCTGAAAACCGCAAGCATGTTTGGCAGGACATCGGCCACACCACGCCGCGCTGGACAGACCGCAGCGGCAAGGGCGGCCTCGGCCCCAACCACCAGACCACAGACGGCGGATTCAGCGGCAGCAGCGGCGGGCGCTGGGGCTGGCAGATGCGCAATTCTTGGTATCTGTGCGACAACAACGTGGGCGGGCCTGACGAAGGCACCATCACCTACGGCTTCCACCTGTACGACTTCACCACCAACAACCCGGTGGGGCACCAGTACGGCAGCGCGGACATCGGCATTGGTGAACGCTTCGGCAACATCGGCGGCTTTGGCGGGACGCAGAACTTCGATCAGTGGTATTGCCACGAAACCGAAATCAAGCTCAACACCGTGGCCGGCGTCACGTACCCAGACTTCATAGCCGATGGCTACCTGCGGCACTGGATCGATGGGCGCCTGGTCTACGAGCGCACGAACATGGTGTTCCGGCAGCTGCCGGCCACCACCAGCCGGCCGGTGGGCGGCTCCTACCTCACGCCCATCCGTGAGCTAGGAATAAGAGAGGTCATTCTGAATGTGTTCTATGGCGGGCAGACATGGAACACCGAGGCGGTGACCATGTTCTACACCGGCATCGTGGTGTCCGATGAGTACATCGGCCCGATGCAATTGGCCGCGGCGCCTGGGTACTTCTCCAACGTCACCAACGTCAGCAACGATGCGTATGTGCCAACGGCTGACCTGAATCAGTCGCTGATCGTCAGCCTGCACGGGTCTGGCACCAACTACGACGCCTTCTTTGGTGCCAAGTACACCGCCGACCTGGCCGGTGGCCTTGAGTACGCCGGCAATGACACGCAGTTCAAGTTTGCCATTCAGTCCAGCAACAGCGGTTCGATCAAGCAAGCCACGGTGAACCCCAGCGACCGCCAGGCCGATCTTCCGGCAGGCGGGCGGCGCGAGTCGCAATGGATGGGCTGGACCGATGGCCCTGATGTGGGCCGCTTGAACCTCTACACCGAGCGCCGGCTGGATGTAATGCTGGACTGGATCGCGGCCAACTACCCGCAGATCAGCACCACCAAGCGCGTGCTGACAGGCGGCAGCATGGGCGCATTCGGCACGCTGACCTATGGCCTGCGCCGCGCTGACAAGTTTGCGGCCCTGTACCCAGACCGCCCGCGCTGGCAAAGCGCCCCAACGGCTGGCACCGTGTGGGTGCCCGACTGGGATGTCGGCGTGAATGCCACCTACACCTTTGCGGCGGCGCCGCTGCTGCGCGACGAGGACGGCGGCTACTCGGCAGCAGAGCATCAAGACCACCTGGCCTGGATCAGCAACCCTGCCAACGAACTGCCCTGGATTGGCTGGTGCATCGGCCGCAATGACGGCGGCGGACCGTGGGCTGACCAACTGGCGGCGGTGGCAGCCTTGCAAGCGCGCGGCGCGGCCTTTGCCTTCTATTGGAACGATGGAAACCACTCAGGCGGCGCGCGGCTGTACTTTGAAATCGTGCCCACGTACCCATTCCACCTGTGGGAATTGGGCAAGGGCTACCCGATCTTCACCGAGCACAGCCTGGACGATGACCCCACGGTGGACATCGAGGGCGGCATCAACATCGGCCTGTCATTCCGCAACGTGGTCGAAACGACAAGCACATGGTCCTGCGAGGTGCGCCACCAGGGCACCACGTTCCGCCCCGCGCAAGCCTGCACGGTGAAGGTCAAGCCCAAGAGCTGGATCTACACCGGCAGCCCGGCCGCTCAAACAGTCAGTCTGCCCGCCGCTGGTGCGTGGGTGACGGTTTCATTCTGAGGTCAAGCACATGGCACGCACTCTAGTCGCAAGCGACAACTTCAACCGCGCATCACTTGGCGCGGATTGGGCGATGGTCAACACCATCCGCGGCAACGTGGTCATCGACTCCAGCACGCGGGTCTGGGGCGAATATGCCGCCATTGCCGACGACCACCCCACGGCGCGATGGGTTGGCGCTGGCACCTTCTCGGATGATCAGTATTCATCCGCCGTCATCATCGACAGCACGCCAACCGGCAGCACCTACCGCTTTGGTGTTGTGGTGCGCGCATCGGCTGACACCAACGCCTCGCGAGACTACTACGAGGCATTTGTCGCGCTGATCACCGGGCTTGTGACCACGCACCTGGTCAAGGTGGTCAACGGGGTCAAGACCGACATTTACGTGTCGTCATCGCCGACCTGGGCCGACAACGATCGCATTGAACTGGAAGTGCAGGGCACCACGCTGCGCGTGTGCAAAAACGGCACGCCGCTGGGCGGCAGCTTCACCGCCACGGATTCAAGCATCACAACTGGCAAGCCGGGTCTTTCCGTCACCAACCAGATGTATCTGGACGACTGGGAAGGCGGCGACGTTACGACCGTCAGCGGCCCGACGATCAACACGCAGCCCAGCGCCCAGTCGGCCAACGAAGGCGGCACGGCCACTTTCAGCGTTGCGGCCACCACCAGCGGCGGCACGCTGCACTATGCCTGGGAGCGCCAGCCCCCGGGCGGCGGCGCCTTCGCTGCTGTGGGCACCGACTCCATCAGCTACACCACGGGCGCGCTGGACTGCGTTGCAGACCATCTAGCGCAAATCCGAGTCACCGTGAGTGACGATAACGGCCCCACGGTCAGCAGCGTGGTGGGCCTGACCGTGCGCAGCGTCACCACCCTGTGCCGCCCTTACGTCGACGTGTCAGCCCCAGGTTGGGTCGCCAGCACTGGCGTTTCGTTGTCGGCCCTGATCGATGAGGCCTCGGCCAGCTCGGTCGACTACGCCGAAAGCCCGGACATCAGCTCCACGCCGGTCTGGTTCGTGACGGAGCTGGACTTTCCGCTGGCGACGGCCAGCCGTACCGTGCCCGTGCAGGCCTGGGTCACCAGCGGCACCGCCACCCTGAAGTCGCGGCTGGAAAACGACGCCGGCACCGTGGTGGGCACGCCGGCCGACCAAGCGGTCACCAGCACGCCGACGGAGTATTTGTTGCCCGTCACCCTGTCGGGCCCGGCCACGCGGCTGGCTTTCGCCTTCGTGGCCTGACGCCAACCCATGGCAACCGGACGCATCGGCTGGGCGCAAGTCGGCGGCGCCGCAGCCAAGGGCCGCATCGGCTGGGCCCAGGTGGGCGTGCCATCGGTGGCGGCCAAGGGCCGCATCGGCTGGGCCCAGGTGGGCGTGCCATCGGTGGCGGCCAAGGGCCGCATCGGCTGGGCCCAGGTGACCCCGGTGGCCGCGCCGGCCGCCTACACGCTGGAGTGCCTGCCGGGCTACTTTGAATCGCAAGGCGCGCCGGCGCTGGCGGATTACGAGATGGACCTGGGCGCCGGGGTCTTTTCTTCGGCGGGCCAGGAGGCCAACCTGGCCCTGGGTGCAGACGTCTTCAAACTCTCCGCCACCCCCATCGGCAAGCGCCTGTCGTTGACCAGCCGCCCGCCCAACCTGAGCACGAGGATTCGATGACGCTGAAGTACATCTCGGGCCCGGACGCTGAGCCGCTGAGCCTGGACCTGGCCAAGATGCAGATGCGCGTCAGCGGCACCGAAGAGGACGCGCTGATCCTGGGCTACATCCAGGCCGTGCGCCGCCAGGCGGAGCACAAGATCGGCCGCAAGCTCGGGGCCCAGGTGTGGGAGCTGGTGCTGGACGCCTTTCCGGCCGTTGAGATGGATCTCGGCCTGCCCGATGTGGCCAGCGTCACCAGCATCACCTACATCGACAGCGAAGGCCTGAGCCAGACCCTGCCGGCCCCGGCTTACACGCTGGACCTGGAAAGCGCCGACAACGCCTGGGTGCTGCCCATTGCCGACACCACCTGGCCGCTGACGGCCCGCGCGGTGAACGTGGTGCGCGTGCGCTTTGTCTGCGGCGCGCAGGCCACGCCCGAGGTGCTGGCCTGGATGCAGATGCAGGTGGCCACGCTGTACCGCTTCCGCGAGAGCGTGGTGGCCGGCACCGTGCAAGACATGCCCAACGAATTCACGGAGCGCCTGCTGGACAGCATGCGGTCGTACCGATGAGCCACGCGATCGCCGCCGGCGCCATGGACCAGCGCGTGCAGCTGCTCAGCCCCGCTACGGGCACCGATGCGCTGGGCCAGCCCGCCACGGGCTGGGTGGACGAGGGCACCGTGTGGGCCCAGGCGCAGCCGCTGCGGGGGCGTGAGTTCATCGCCGCCGCGGCGGCGGCGGCTGAGGCGCCGGTGCGCTTTCGCATGCGGTACCAGGCCGGTGTGGGTGCCGATTGGCGGCTGGTGTGGCGCGGAGTGCCGCACGCCATCACCGCCCCGCCGATGGATGTGGACGGCGGCCGCCACACGCTGGAAATCATGGCCACGGCCAAGGTGGGCGCGTGAGCAGCTTCAAGATCGATGTCAACCTGGCCGGCCTGCGGGCCCGCCTGGGCGGCGTGGTGGACGCGGCCGAGGCCTCGGTGCGCCCTGCCGCGCAGGCCGGAGCCCAGGTGTTCTACGACCGCGTGCTGCAGCTCGTGCCCAGCAGCCGCAAGGGGCACTGGTTCCACGGTACCAGCTTCAAGATCAACGGCAAGAAATACTGGTTTGACGCGGGCACGCTGCGCCGCTCCATCTACCAGGTGTACAGCAAGGACCACAGCGGCCCCGGCCGCGCCACCTACCACGTGGCCTGGAACCACCAGAAGGCGCCGTATGGCTTCATGGTGGAGTTCGGCACCCGCAAGGCGCCGGCGCACCCGTTCATCCGCCCCGCACGGGCGCAGGCCAAGCGGGCGCGTGACGCCATGGTGGCCCGCCTGCGTGCCGACCTGGCCGCCGCCGGGGTGATGCGATGACGGTGGAAGCCGACCTGGTGACCGTGCTGCGCACCATGGTGGCCAGCGTGTACCCAGACGTGGCGCCGCTTGCCGCCACGTACCCCTACGCCACGTATCAAGGCATTGGCGGGCAGTCCTGGCGGTACCTGGAAAACACGGCCGCCAATAAGCGGGACAGCCTGTTTCAGGTCAACGTGTGGGCCGCCACGCGAGCCGAAGCGCTGGTGCTGATCCGCGCCTTGGAAGAGGCCCTGTGTGCCACGCCACTGTTCAACGCAACGCCCTACGCGGGCGAGCCGCGCTGGATGTCTGACGAGGTAGCCCCTGAGCGGCTGGTGTACGGCTGCTCGCAAGACTTTGAGATCGTTTCAACCCGATAGGCCGCAACGCCTTCACCCCACGTCTTCACCACACAAACCGCCCCGGGCAACCGCGGCGGTTTTTTCTTGCCCGTCTCGGGCGACCACCGCCCCGCAAGGGGTTCATTTGAAAGGCCCACACCATGGCACAAGTACCGACCGGGACGACGTTTTTCATCGCGTCCTCCTATGGAGCCCCTGTGACGACGACCGTCGTCTCCAACGCCAGCGAGGCGGTGGTCACCACCAGCGCCGCGCACGGCTACGCCAACGGCGACGTTGTGGAAGTCACCTCCGGCTGGGGGCGGCTGAACAAGCGCGTGGCGCGCATCAAGGCCGCGGCCGGCAGCTCGCTGACGCTGGAAGGCATGGACACCACCAACACCACCTTCTACCCCACGGGCACCGGCATCGGCAGCGTGCGCAAGATCACCGCCTTCACGCAGATCACGCAGGTCACCTCGGCCTCTTCGACGGGCGGCGAGCCCAAGACGGTGCCGTACAAGTACATCGAATCGGACGTGGAGTTCTCCATCAACGACGGCTTCGGTGCCACCTCGTACACGCTGGAGCTGGACGCCGACAGCATCGGCACCGCCGGCTACACCGCGCTGAAGAACTTGACCGAGGTGCAGACCGATAGCTGCCTGCGCATGGTCAGCCGCAACGGCGCGCCGATCTACCAGCCGGGCACCGTGGCGCTGAACGAGAGCGTGAGCCTGGCCGATGGCCAGATCAACAAGGTCAAGGTCAGCGTCAACGGCAACAACCGCCTGACGCGCTACGCCGCCTGAACCCGGGGCGCCCTGGCTCGAACGGGCACCCCCACCGCGCACCGACCCGGCTGCTGTCTCTTCCTTTCGCGGGGGAGAGCGGCAGTCGGGCACGGGCACACCCCACTCCCCGCGAAGGAACTGCAACATGGCCAAGATCACCCTGGGCAAGCGCCCCAAGAACTTCAAGCGCACCGTCACCGCCAACCTGCTGGAGGGCGGTGAGGGCAAGGTGGAGATGTCCTTCATCTACCGCACGCGCACCGAGTTCGGCGCCTTTGTGGACGTGCTGTTTGACGCCGCCGGCGAGCAGCCCACCGGCAAGACCGACGACGAGGTGAAGTTCAGCCTGGCGCGCGCGCTGGAGAAGACGCGCGACAGCAACGCCGACTACATCATGAAGATCGCCGACGGCTGGAACCTGGACGTGGAGTTCAGCCGCGCGGCGGTGGTGCAGATGTGCGATGAGCTGCCCGGCATTGCGCTGGAGATCATCAACACCTACCGCATGGCGGTGACCGAGGGCCGCCTGGGAAACTGACGGCGGCCGCCCAGGCCGCCTACACCCGAATCCCCAGCGACGAGGAGATCGAAGCCAGTGGCTTTGCGCGCGATGAATACGAGCCCGAGCCCGTGGCCCTGTGGCCCGAAAACTGGCCCGCGTGGCTGCTGTTCAGCGAGATGCGCGGCCAGTGGCGCACCGCCCCGATGGGCGGCGCCCTGGCGCTGGACTACACGCCGCTGTTCTTGCGCATGCAGCGCCTGGGCCTGACGGACCCCGAATGGGAAGAGCTGTACCAGGACGTGCGGGCCCTTGAGGCCGCCGCGCTGGAGCAGATGAAGAAAAACGGTTGACCCCCCGCAGAAAGCAGGCATGGCCAATACCCAGAACGATGTCCAGATCGGCGTGGGCATGGACGCCACGGGCGTCCAGCGCAGCGCGGACGCGATCGAGCGCACCGTCAAGACGATGGCGGGCAACGTCGCCAAAGAGGGCGAGCGTGCCGGCAAGGGCGTGGAGGCCATCGGCGCGGGCAGCGAGAAGGCCGCCCGCGAGGTGGAGCGGTCAGAGCGCAGCATCATCGCCAGCATCCAGCGGCGCACCGCCGCGGTGGAGGCCGCCGGCAAGGGCGAGCGCGCCTACCAAGAAGCGCTGCTGAGCAACCGGGGCCTGGACCCGGCGCGCTTCAAGCCCTACCTGGACCAGCTCGACGCGGCCGAACGCGCCCAGCGCGTGGCCGCCAACGGGCTGGACAAGATGGGCATTTCGGCCAAGCAGACGTCTGCAGCGCTGCGGGGCGTGCCCGCGCAGTTCACCGACATCGTGACCAGCCTGCAAGGCGGCCAGGCGCCGCTGACGGTGTTCTTGCAGCAGGGCGGCCAGTTGAAGGACATGTTTGGCGGTGCCGGCGCGGCGGCCAAGGCCCTGGGCGGCTACGTGCTGGGCATGGTGAACCCGCTGACGGTGGGCGCGGCCGCGCTGGGCGCCATCGCCTACGGGTACAACAAGGGCGCCAGCGAAAGCCAGCAGTTTGAGCGCACGCTGATCAGCACCGGCAACGCGGCCGGCACCACTGGCGCGCAGATGAACCAGATGGCGCTGGCCATCGACCGCATGGGCGGCGCCACCCGCGGCCAGGCCGCCGAGGCGCTGGACCAGATGGCCGCCAGCGGCAAGGTGGGCGCGGCCAACCTGCAGCGCTTCACCCAGGCCGCCATCGAGATGGAACGCGCCGGCGGCCAGGCGGTGCAGAAAACGGTGGACGCGTTTGCCGAGCTGGGCCGCGACCCGCTGAAGGCCAGCCTGAAGCTCAACGAGAGCATGAACTACTTGACCCGCTCGACCTATGAGCAGATCAAGGCGCTGGAAGACCAGGGGCGCACCACGGAAGCGGCGAAGGTGGCGCAGGAGGCCTACTTCGACGCCATGGCGCAGCGCACGCCGCAGATGGAGCGGCAGCTGGGCAGCATCGAGCGCGCGTGGCGCGAGGTGAAGAGCAGCATCGCCGGCGCCGTGGACGCCCTGGCCGGCTTCGGCCGTGCGGGCGACCTGGGCAACGAGATCGAGCGCGTGGGCAAAGAGGCGGCCCGCCTGCGCGCGGCGGCCAACAACCAGGGCGTGGCCAAGCTGGGCGACTTTGCCGAATCGGTGACGGGCGGCCGCTCCCTGGCGCAACAGGCCACGGACGCCGAGGCCCTGCTGGCCAAGCTGCGGGAAAGCGCCCGGTTGCAGGCGTCTGTATCGGAGCAGCAGTCCACGCAGGTCAACCAGGTCAAGCTGCTGGCCGACTACCGCAAGGACGAAGAGAAGTACTTGGCGCGCAACGAGCAACTGAACCGCGCCATCACCCGCGAGATCACGCAGGGCGTGGCGGCGGGCGAGCGCATGGAGGCCATCCAGACCCGCGTGACGGCCCTGCGCAAGCAGTACGCCGACAAGGCCACCGGTGGCGGCGCGGCGCGCGAGATGGAAGCCGAGGCGGACCTGCTGGCCCGCCTTTCGGGCTACACGGCCACCTACAACAACGACCTGCAGCGGCTGATTGCGCTGCGCAACAAGGGCAAGATCTCCGAGGCCGAGTACGGCGACGAGGTGCGCCGGCTGGTGGCGCTGCAACCCATCGCCGTGAAAGAGGCCAAGGCCATGGCCGCGGCGCAGGAGGCATCCGCCACCGCGTACAAGAAGGTCATCGGCGAGCTCGACGGCGTGCTCAGCCGCCAAGAGCGCGAAGTGGCCAGCCTGCAAGACCAGTACATCGCCATGGTGGCGGGCAAAGAGGTGATGGAACAGGTGCGCGCCGCGCGCGAGGGCAACGCCCTGGCCACGGCCGAAGAGGCGCTGCAGGTGGCCTACCTGACCGGCGCCACCGCCGAAGAGATCACACGGCGGCTGCAGATCATTGAGACGCTGAAGCAAGAGATTGCCCTGCGCCAGGGCCTGGCCACTGCCACCGCCAGCAAGGAGGTGGATGCCGCCAACGCCACCGCCGCCGCCAATGCGCAACGCGAGTGGGAGCGCGTGGCCGACCAGGTTGGCCAAAGCCTGGCCGATGCACTGATGCAGGGCGGCAAGAGCGCGGCGGATTACATCAAGGGGCTGTTCCGCACCATGGTGCTGCGGCCTGTGCTGCAGGCCGCGGTGCAGCCCTATGCCAACGCCGTGCTGGGCTTGATGGGCCAGCAAGGGCAGGGCGCCACCGGCCAGGCCGGGCAGTACTTGCAAGGCGCGCAGAGCTTGCAAACGCTGTACGGCTACGGGCAGGCGGGCTACGGCTATCTGGCGGCCAATGGCTATTTCGGCTCGGCTGCGGCGGCCTATGTATCACCCGCCGCAGCGCAAGCGGCCTATGGGGGTGCTGCTGCTGAGATTGCCGGCAGCGGGGCAGGTGCTTCAGCCTCTTCGGGCGCAGCTTCCATGGCCAGCTATGCCGGCTGGGCGGCATTGGCAGTTGCCGCGGCTATCCAGGCGCAGAAGGACTATGAGGGCGGCTTCAACCGCGAAAGCTCCAGCAACAGCGGCACGGCGTTGGGTGATGCATCGGCACGAACGGCCGACTTGTTCAGCCGCTTGGGCTTGAATGACGAGTGGGCCGACATCATCAGCGGCGCCACGCTCACTGC